GCTTTAAATGCCGAGTTGATGGCAAGGAAGAGAATAATGGATCAAATAATAACGAATGAACGAGCAAGGACTCCTACTTCTACGCTAACAGCAGCAGCAGGAGAAGCAGGTGGTTTAGAAGGATTAAGGCAATTATTATCAGAAGCACAAGGCATCCAAGACAGGATGTTAACTACGAATGAAAATTATAAAGTTGCGTCAGCAAGAGTAAGAAGTATACAAAAAGCTATTAATGCTGAGTTAAGGCAAAGAGAATTAATAATAGGCAAGATAAATATTAAAGAAGAAAAATCTATAAGTTTAGGTGAGCGACTTAGAGGAATAGCAGGAAATCTTGGAGGAAAAGCAGTTCAAGCAGCAAGACCTGGAAGGGAGATGGAAAGAAGAGGTTTGATAGCAGGAGGAGTAGGCGGATTAGCAGGATTAGGAATGGCTTCTAATACTGCTGTAGGAGGAGCATTAGGAACATTAGGTTCTAAAACGATGGGTTTTGCAGGGATGACGGCAGGTGCTGGAGCAAAAATAGGTATCCCAGGAATGGGGCTGGCTGCTAAAGGGATAGCTGATACAAAAGTTGCAATGGCAGGTCTTGTTGCAGCAGCTAAAGGAGTAGCGGCTGTAAATGTAATGAATCCTGCGTTTGTTGCTGCGTTGGGTGCTGCGTGGGTGATTTTTGGAGAGAAAGGATTAAGGGGTGCAATTGAGAAATTGATGAAGACAGAAAGAGCAGTTAAGAAGACAACAGCAGGAATGTTTAATTTTGGTGTAAGTACTAAAGCTGCTAATGGCCTTTTAAAAATTACAAATGGGTTATTTAAATCTCAAGAACAGCAATTAAAACTTAATACCAAGGCTATTAAGGTTCTTGGTCATTCGGCTGAAGAAACAACGAAAAAATTAGCTGCTACTGGGAAAAACAAAGGAAGTCTTGTTCAAAACATTGGAGTAAGTAGAGCAAGTAGAGCAGGAAGTGGTTTTGCTGAATGGTCACAAAGATTAGGGGGAACAGGAACTGCTTCAGCCAGAGATGTAATGATTAAATCTCTAGAAAGAAAAAATAGACGTTTAGTTCAATTAGGCCAAGAAAGATTAAAAGGCGACAGGTTAATAAATAAAGAGATGAGAAATCAAGAGAAAAATGCAGTTAAGATTGAAAAGGCAGCAGATAGAACGAACAATAAGGCAAAGCAGAGACTTAAGAACTGGAAAAAGATAAGAGCGCAAAAAGCTGAAAACTTAATGCTTGGAGCTGGTTTTCCTCTTCTCTTTGGCGGTGGAGCTGGAGCTACGGCTGGTGGTGTTACTGGCTCATTGATTGGTAATGCAATGGGGATGGGTGGATTTGGAACGCAAATCATAGGTAGTGCAATAGGAACAATGATGGATACAGCAATCCAAAAGGTTGCAACATTAGCTGATGCTTTAAAAGAATTAAATGTTGATAATTTGGTTGAATCTGGTATTCGTTTAACAGGCGAAATACAAGCTCAAGTTCAATTGTTAAAAGAGGCAGGTAACGCAGAACAAGCAAGAGCTTTAGTAGCAGCACAGATAACTAGACAAACAGGATTAACTCAAGGTTCGACACGAGATATTAATAACGCAGTAAAGTTATTACAGGCATCATGGAATGATGTAGCAGCAAGTGTTGGAGGCGTTTTAGGAATATTGGCTTCACCTTTAATAGTTGCTTTAGCAGGAATATTAAAATTAGTAAATTTAGCGGCAGTTGGATTTAACACAATAGCAGGAGCTGTTGGAAGAATTATTCCTGGGTCAAGTCTATTGCAAGGTTTATGGGACAAAATTAGTAGAAGTATTCAGAACACCAGAAAAGAAGCAATTTTATTGCAACGAGAAATTAAAAAGATAGGTGATATGTCGTTACTTAAATTATCTTTAACTGGTCAAAGGACTCCTGGCACAACCTTTGCAGGACAAAGAAAAAATACTTTCCTTGATTTTGAAGCATTTAGAGCTGATTTTAATGCAGAAACAAGATCTCAAGCTAAAGATATTAGAACAAAACATACTGATCCTAAAGAACAAAACAGATTAATTGGAGAATTAAATAAAACAAGATCTGTTGAATTTAGGCAACAATCGCAGACATTTGTTCAACAGTTTAGGGAAATAGATGCTCAAGAAATAAAGTCTATAGAGACAATGACTCGTCAAGTTGAAAATTTAAAACTTCAAAATGGATTGGTAGAGAAAATTAATGTAGCTAAAAAAGCAGGTGATATTGACACTGTTAATAGATTACAACTTGAATCTCAAATTTTAGATATTAAATTACAAGAATCTCAAGATTTAAGTCAAGCAAAAAGTATTAAAGAAGAAAATTTAATTAAAGAAAAAGCAGCTTTAGATATTGCAAGAGCTAGATTAAATTTAGCAGGTCAGTTAACAGAGGAAGAAAAGAAATTAAAGAAAGTCAAAGAGCAAATTACTCAATCTATTGAAAATGGAATTGTTAATGCTCTTGAGGCGGCAATAAATAAGACTAAAACTTTAGGTGAAGTTGCAGCAAATGTCTTTAGGCAAATATCAAGACAACTTTTACAGGTAGGTGTTAATTCTATATTAAATAATTTCATGCCAGGGTTATTCCCGATGAGAGCCAAAGGTGGCCCAGTAAAAGGAGGATCACCTTACATTGTTGGAGAAAAAGGCCCAGAATTATTTGTTCCAGGTTCTAGCGGTAATGTTGTTCCTAATCACGAAATGGGAGGAGCAAATATTGTGGTCAATGTTGATGCTTCTGGATCAGAAGTTGAGGGGAATCAAGGGCAAGCTGCTGAATTAGGACGTATGCTAGGGGCAGCAATTCAAGCTGAATTGATCAAAGAAAAACGACCTGGAGGGCTTTTAGCTGGTAGATAATGGCAACATTTCCTGCGATCACTCCGACATACGGAGCAAGTCAGCAAAGTTCTCCAATGACAACCACCGTTCAATTTGGGGATGGTTATCAGCAGAGATTATTAGTAGGCATGTCAAAAAATCTAAACCCTAAAGTTTGGAGATTAACTTGGAAAGTATCTGAGACAGATGCAGATACAATTACTGAGTTTTTAGATGCACGAGCTAATGATTCTGCAAGCTTTGATTGGACTCCTTTAGATAACCCTACTGTACGAAAATGGATTTGTTCTAGCTGGACAAAAACAATTACTTACTTGAATAGAGCTACGATTACAGCAACATTTCAAGAGGTATTTGAACCTTAATGACAGTACCTGTTTCACAATTACAAGCAGTTAATCCAACTGCAATTATTGAATTATTTCAATTGCATTTGAACAGTACATTGCATGGTTCTAGTGATATTCATTATTTTCATAATGGTTCTAGCACAAACGATGCTGCCGATATTATTTTTGGAGGACAAGCTTATTTACGATTACCAATAGAAGCAGAGGGATTTGAATACAAAGCAGGACAGACAGGAACTTTACCTCGACCAACTTTAAGGGTTAGTAATTTATTTGGAACGATTACATCTATTTTAAATCAAGTCAATCAAACAACTGCTGGTAACGATTTAACAGGAGCAAAGGTAGTCAGGATAAGAACTTTGGAGCGTTTTGTTGATACTGTTAACTTTGGTTCTCATGGCTTCTTGGTAACGGAAGATTCAAATGAATACGGTATTACAGGTGAAGACGGTAGTACGTTAAGAATGGAAAATGCAATTAACCCACATGGAGTTCCTGATGACTCTTATGAGTTACCGCAAGAAATTTATTTTGTAGATAGAAAATCAGCCGAGAATAGAAACGTCTGTGAATTTGAATTAGCAAGTGCTTTAGATCTTGCAGGTGTTCGTTTACCTAAAAGACAATGCTTACCTGCTCAATTTCCTGGTATTGGAACATTCCATAATGGATAAATGGAAAGTCGATGCGTTAGCAGCAGCTAAAGAAGCTGATCCAATAGAAGCTTGTGGTTTATTAGTTGTATTAAAGGGGAAAGAACATTATTGGCCTTGTAAAAATTTAGCGGATAGTCGATACGATCAATTTATTCTTGATCCGACAGATTACGCAAAAGCTGAAGATGCTGGAGAAATTTTAGCGGTTGTTCATTCTCATCCTCAAACTCCACCAACCCCTAGTCAAGCAGATCTTATTTCGTGTGAAGCTAGTAAATTACCTTGGCATATTGTTAATCCAAAGACAGAACAATGGCATTATTTTGAACCATCTGGATACAAAGCAGGATTACTAGGAAGACCGTGGGTTTGGGGCGTTACTGATTGTTGGACTTTAGTAAGAGATTATCAAAGAGAAAGAGGTTTTGATTTAAGAGATTGGGATAGACCTATTAATCCAGAGGATTTCAGATTGAATCCAATGTTTGATGGGTGCTGGAAAGAAACAGGATTTAGAGAAATGGAACAAGATGAACCATTAGAAGAAGGAGATTGTTTATTAATGAATATCAGAGGGAAGGGATTAAACCACATAGGGGTTTATGTAGGGGAGCAAGAATTACTCCATCATTTACAAGGAAGATTGAGCAGTCGTGATCTTCTTAACGAATGGTTGATAAAATGTATAGGTAGGAGAATAACTTTACGCAATGCTTAGAAAAATTAAACTGTATGGGCCTTTAGCCAAGTTTCTAGGCAAAAGAGTTTTGAAAGCAGATGTTTCTAGTGCAGCAGAAGCTGTTCAGTTTCTGATTGTTAATTGGCCTGAACTAGAAAAGCACATGTACGATCAATATTACAGGGTTCAAGTTGCTGGAATGGATTTAGATCCTGAAGAATTGCATTATCCAGCAGGAGCAGATGACATAAAAATTGTTCCTTGTGTTGTTGGAGCTGGAGGTGGATGGGGGAAAGTAATAGCAGGTGCAGCGTTAGTTGGATTGGCTTTTGCTACTGGTGGAGCAAGTCTTACTTACGCTAATTATGTAATGCTTAATCCTGCTGTTACAGGTCTTGCTTTTACTGGTATTTGGGCTAAAGCTGCTGTTTACTTAGGAGCTGCACTGGTTTTAGGTGGAGTTTCTGACTTGTTAACTCCAACTCCTAAGACTCCAGAATTTGAAGAAGACGTACAAAATTCGTTTTATTTTAGTGGGATTGTCAATTCTGCAAGACCTGGCACTCCAGTCCCTGTATGCTATGGAGAGGTTCTAACAGGGTCTACGACCATATCAAGTTCCGTTGATGTCAACCAGGTGGAAGTATGACTCAAATTATTGGTTCTGGTGGTGGTGGAGGTAAAGGAGATAGAGGAGGTAATAAAACTCCAACAACAGCTCCTGACTCTTTAGAAAGTAAAAGTTATGCGAAAGTTTTAGATTTAATATCTGAAGGGCCAATTGAAGGATTAAAAGATGGAGATAAATCTATTTATTTAGATAACACCCCATTACAAAACTCTGATGGAACGTATAACTTTGAAAATGTAACTGTAGAAAAAAGAGAAGGTCATAATCCTCAAACTAAAATCAATGGATTTGATGAAGCTTCTAATACTGTTTCTGTTAATACTGAGGTAACAAAAACAGGAGATGGAACTCCAGGCAACCCAAACATAGGTGTAACAAGAACAGTTTCAACTTCTGATTCGCATGATGCAGTCAGGGTTCTTGTTAGGATTCCAGCTCTTCAACAAATAGAAGATGATGGAGATATTGTTGGAACGTCAGTATCTTTCAAGATACAGATGCAAACAGATGGAGGTGGCTTTGTTGATAAAATATCAGAAACAGTAACAGGAAGAACAGGTGATCAATATAAAAAATCTTATTTAATAACTTTACCTAGCAGTTTTAATACTGGAGTAGAAATAAGGATTTTAAGAGAAACTGATAATTCAGGAGATGCCAAGCTTCAAAATTCAACTTGGTTTGATAGTTATGTTGTCATAACTTACACCAATAATACTTATCCTGATTCTGCGTTAGTTGCTCTTCGTATTAACGCAGAACAATTCAGCAGTATTCCTCAGAGATCTTATATTGTCCGAGGAATTAAAACAAAAATACCTAATAATTGTACTGTTGACAGTGCAACTGGACGTTTGATTTATGACGGTACTGCTTGGAATGGTACGTTTTCAGAAGCTACTTGGAATAGTTGTCCTGCTTTTGCACTTTACGATTTATTGACATCTGGTCGTTACGGTCTTGGAGATCATATTAGTGAAAGTCAACTTAGTAAATTTGATTTTTATGCTGCTTCAAAATATGCAAATGAATTAGTTTCAGATGGATTTGGAGGTTCAGGACAAGAAGCTAGATTTTCATGCAATGTTTGTATAAGAAGCAGAGCTGAAGCTTTTAATTTAATCAACTCAATGACTTCTGTTTTCAGAGCAATGAGTTACTGGAGCGCAGGAAGTTTGGCTCTTTCTCAAGATAAGCCAGTTGCTTCTAGTTCTTGTTTATTTACTCTTGCAAACGTAACTCCAGAAGGCTTTGTTTATCAAGGCAGTAGTCAAAAGACAAGATCAACAACGGTTGTAGTGAAATACTTTGATATGAACCTTAGAAATTATGCGTATGAAGAAGTTGTAGATACTGTGGCAGAAAACAAGTACGGGAAAATCGTTAAGAATGTAGAAGCTTTTGCTTGTACCAGTAGGGGTCAAGCTCATCGGGTCGGGAAATGGATGCTCTATTCGGAGACTCAAGAAACTGAAACCGTCACGTTTGCAACCAGTATTGATTCAGGAGTTATTTGTAGGCCAGGTCAAGTTATAGATATTGCTGATCCTGTTAAAAGTGGCTTTAGAAGAGGAGGCAGAATTAAAGCTGCAACAGTTTCTGATATTACGGTAGATGGAACAAATGGAGTAGATACTGATCTTCCTCAAGGCAGTTCAATTGGTTATACAAGAACACTGCATATTGTTCGATCCAATGGAGAAGTTGAGTCCAGACCAGTTAGTAATATTAGTGGTTCGATTATTACTGTTGAAACTGATTTTACAGATGCACCTAATGTTAATGGTCTTTGGATATTAGAAACCACAGGAGGAACATCAGCTCAGAACATAGAAACGACCCAATGGAGAGTTATTTCTGTTACGGAAGAAGATGGCAATGTTTACGCTATTAATGCTCTTTCTTATAACAGTTCAAAATATGCAAATGTTGAATCAGGGATTGCTTTAACGGTAAGAGATTTTAGTAATTTAAATGAAATCCCTGCTGCACCTGTCAATCTAAGAATATTCCAACAGCTATACAAGAAAGGAAATGAGATTAGAGCTAAAATTGTATTCTCTTGGGATGCTGTTTTAGGTGTTAATGAATACGAGGTAAGAACCAGAAAAGATAATGGAACGTGGAAAGTACATAGACAGCAAGGGCCAGATGATGAAATTTTAGATATTACTTCTGGTACATACGAAGTAAAAATATTCAGTTTAAATGCAGCAGGAATACCATCTACAACTGCTTTAACTGGAAGTGTTAACGCTGCTGGTAAAACACGAGTTCCAAGTGATGTTACTAACTTTGCCTATACATTAGATTCAAGACTTGGATTTATTCTTCATTGGGATAAGTTAGTTGCTAACTATCCTTTCTTTGATGATTTAGATGTTGTTGGGTATGAAATAAGAACAACAGATGCTGAATGGGGATTAGATAATAATGATTATTATAATTTTGTTTCTCCTGTTGCAAGTGAGAATTTAATAGCAAGAGTTACAGCTAATAGTTATAAGCTTGGTTACACCCCTCCAGGTTCACGATCTTATTATGTCAAAGCTTATGACAGTGAAGATAGATATAGCTTAAATGCTGCTTCCGTTTCAATAGCGATTCTTGCTCCTGTCACTCCTACTGCTTTTGCAACAATTGAAGGGAATAATGTTGTTATTACTTGGTCACAAGTTTCTACAACAGCAAGATACGCTATTGATTATTATCAAGTTTCTAAAAGTCCTACATTTGCAACAGTCCTTGAAGAGTTAGATACGACCCTTTACACAAGAGAAGTTGATTGGACTGGAGCGCAAACTTTTTATGTAAGAGCTGTTGATATAGCAGGGAATTTTAGCGTAGCGAATAGTGTAACGCTTCAAAATACACAGGCATCTAACTATGGATTAACTGTTAATTACGATAGTGGAACATTTGCCGAACTTAATTGGAGTGAAAGACATGGTGGTACTCCGACTGTTGCTTATCAAGTAGCTCACAGTGCGCAATCTGTTACTTCTTTTGGAGAAGCCACTGGTAATCAACAAATACAAGGAACAACTTTTTCCTTTGTAGTGACTTGGAATACAGCTAAAAGATTTTGGATTCGATCAATTGACGCTCAAGGAAATACAGGAGCTGAAGAATATTTCGATATTTCGTTTACTATTCCAAATGCAGTTTCAAACCTTGAGGCCACTTTTAAAGGAACAGCAGGTAACGCTCTTTTAAAAAGTGAACTAGAACTTACTTGGACTGCCGCAGCAAAAGGAAGTTTAAATATTGAAGAATATGAAATTAAAAGGGGAAATGTTTTTGCTAGTGCAACTGTTATTTCAACAATAAAAAGTTTATCTGCAACAACACAGGTTGATTGGAATGGAACTCAATACTTTTGGGTTGTAGCGAAAGATATTAATGGAAATTATGGAACAGAAACATCTATAGATGCAACTGTCACTCCTCCTGCTGCTGTTGGATCGTTCTCTCAAGAAGTTATTGATAACAATGTGTTGCTTAACTGGTCTGCTGCTGAATCTATTCTTCCCATTCTTTATTACAACATTAAACGTCAAACGAGTCCCAGCTTACCTTTAGATACTGTCGCTCATTTCAATAGTCGGGGTAAAGATATTGGTACTAAACAGGGATTGTTTACGACTGTTTTTGAAACAATTGCTGGAACTTACACTTATTGGATCGCTGCCATTGATTCTGCTAATAACACAGGACAGCCAGTCAGTATTACTTCAAGTGTTAACCAGCCACCAGATTATATTCTTAGAAAAAATGTAAATAGTATCTTTGAAAGTCAACCTTCTGTTCCAACAGTAGTTACAAAAACAAATGCGTTTGCAGATCAAGGATTCTTATTCGTCAATGTAGATACATCAAGAACTTATCAAGATCATTTTATTGGTACAGGATCATCAAGTTCTCCTGAATTTCCTAATTGGAACTCCTTTGGGCCAAATGAACTTTATGGTTTGCCTTCTGCGGAAACTGGTAGTTATACAGAGATATTGGATTATGGAACAACATTAGCAGGAACAAAAGTCACGATGACTTTTACAGGAGAAGATGTAGCAGGGGACGCAACTATTACTCCTAAGATTTCAACAAGTCCAACAGGGCCAAATGACAGTCCTGCTGCAAGTTATAGCTGGACAGATTTCAATGCTAGTGCCACAACAAATCCAATTATTACTCATTCTGCTTTTGGTACTGCTTTTAGATATATCAAGTTTGATTTTACGTTTGCAAGTACTGGAAGAGATGACTTATTAAAAGTTACGTCATTAAATATGAGATTAGATACTAAGCAACTTACTGATTCTGGTAATGGAACAGCAAGTGCTAGTGATAGTGGTGGAACAAGTGTTAACTTCAATCTAGGTTTTGTTGATGTTGAATCAATTACAGTAACTCCAAAAGGAAGTTCAGCTCCTGTAATTGCAATTTATGATTTTACGGATACTCCTAACCCTACATCGTTTAAAGTGTTGTTATACAACACTTCTGGCACTAGAGTTAGTGGGGATTTCAGTTGGACAGCAAGAGGTAACTAATGGCTAATTGGGATAATCCTCAACTTACAAGTACATATACAAATTTCTTAGCGGAAGTAAAAGCAAGAGATGATGATCTTGCTGTTCAGTTTTCTACAGGAACGATTAGCAATCAGCCTGACGGTGCAATTAAATGGGATAGCAGTGCAAATATATGGAAGAAATGGAGTGCAAGTGGAAGTTCTTGGGGTGCATTAACTGGAACTTATGCTTTCCCAGCAATCACAGCTACAACTGGAGGGTTTAGTAGCAACGTCACGATTACTGGAACATTAGATGCGACTAGCACTGTTTCTGGTACGTCTTTTATCCCTGATGGAAGTACTGTTCCTTCAAGTGGAATCTATCTTCCTAGTTCTAATACTCTTGGCTTCTCAGCAGGTGGACATCGAGCCAATCTAAATTCAACTGGATTAAAACTTGGAACAGGTACAGCTTCTTGCAAACTAGAAGTTGATGGTGGAATTAAAGTTGCAGGTGGAATAACTGCTGGATCTCATGGTTATGGATTTAGAACTAACGATACAGATGGAGGAATGTATTCTCCAGCAGATAATGAATTAACTTTTAAAACGGATAATACTAGACGAGTTACTTTTAAAGATGACAAGGTTGGAATTAATATTGATAGTCCTTTAACTCATCTACATTTAAAAGGTGGTGGATCAAGTGAAACTACTTTTAGAATTGAAAATAGTGAAGGTTCTTTTAATTTAAAAGCTGACGCAGATAAAGCATATTATTACGCTGATGAACATGTCTTTAGTAGCCAGCAAGGAAGTGGTAAT